TTTTTCCACTGATTATTTTCCGATGATATGATATTTTCGATATTACGAATAAAAATATTTTCAATAGTTTCATCTTCTTTATTGTAAGGTGCAGATCCGGTTATATATAAATGCTTTTGATATCGAAGCATTTCACAGGTAGACCGGTATTGTATCCAATTTTCATGAAATTTGTAAAGCTTTGATACAGATTCAATTATTGCAATAATTGCTCCAAATAATCCTATAATAATGGATAGTTTTTTACAAGAAGATGTATATCCGGATAATAATGGTATAAGTGAAGCAAGTATAATTTCTATGATTTGCAGAAGCTTATACCATTTTTGTGCTTCTTGAGATTTTTTGTCATACCAGTTTATTTGGTCGTCTACTCGTTTTACGATGTATTCATTTATGTTCAATACAAATTCTCACTTCCTTTCTCTTTAGCTCACATCTAAGGGTAACCAACCCTTTATATATAAACGCCGTAGCGGTTATATCAATTAAAATTTTTTAGTCTCAATTCTATCAAACTTTTTTCATATCCGAAAAGACGTGATAGCTGAGAAGTTGTATATTCAAGATGTTCTTCTATATCTTCATCGCTTATAAGTAAATTCATAGCAAAAAGATTCGCTTCGTTTTCATATTTGTTTTTGACAAAGTGCGTTCTTGTATCCATGAATATTGCATTACTTTTCTTATGTAGGAATACATGTCCAAGTTCATGTGCAATCACAAACAATACCATGTGATCCGGAAGTCTATCGTCGACGTAAATTATATGATTACGCTGAAAGTAGTGATAGAAGCCACGAACACCTTCCAATGGATATCGTACTAAAATCATATCCATTTTCTCAACAATTTCGAGTGGATTTCTTGTGCCGTATTTTCGGACAATTTGATTCACTCGTTTTTTAATATCCATAAGTATCAATCCTTTTTATATTTTTTAGGTGTGTACTTTTCTTTGTTTTTCTGCTTAGCCATCTCCATTCCGATTTTCATGGCAGACAATATGGAATCAATCGCTTCCGGTGTAGCTGGGTCTCCGTCAAACATGAGACCATCTTGCTGAAGTAAGCTTTCCATATCATTCAACATTTCGGTTATTTCCTTAGTATCTCTTTTTGTTAAGACTGGTTTTTCTTCGATGCCATCATTTCCATAAAAATAGGATAAAGGAACTTCAAAATAGTCACATATTTTTTCGATTTTATCTTTTTTAGGTTCACTCTTGCCATTTTTCCAGTCTGAAAGAGTAGCTGTGGATATGCCAGTTTCTTTGTGAACCCTATATGGGGTCACATTATTTTGTTTTAAAAGTGTTTCAAATTTTTCATACATGTTAAGCCTCCAAAATAAAACGGAAAAATTTCATAAATCAGTATTGACTATGAAAGAAAACCGTGATATATTAGAGATACGAAAGAAAACCGTGATATAAAACGGATTTCGTATCTCGGAAATATGTTTTAATCTAGATGGTAACTTGACTATATCATATTTCCGATATATTTTCAATATTTTATCACGGAAAGGTGGTGCAAAAGTGTACAAAAAATTTGATGAATTATTATCAAAAACAAACAAAACAATTTATAGGGTTGCGAAAGATACTGGAATTGCAACAGCTACTTTATACGATTGGAGAGATGGGATAACCACTCCCAAATTGGATAAACTCAAAATCCTAGCCGATTATTTCGGCGTATCAATCAAATACTTCATAGAGCAGAATACCGGATTAGATGTCCAATAATACGGACAGAACAAGAAGAGAAAGGAGAGTGATAGAGATGAAAGGATATTACAATCAGGAAGATTCAGGAACAGGATTAGAAGTTCCAACCGGAAGGCTAAGTATAGAAGTAAAGAATTTATCAGAATTTCGAGACTTGATAAATCAGGCTTATAAAGAAGCCGAACAACTGAGAATGACAATTGATCGGCTTCATAATTTTGAACTGAATATAGATTTTGGTGTGAAAGAGCCTATTTCACAGGATTCATAGATGCGGCATCTTCAGTAATAAGCATCATCCCAATAAAGTATACAATTGCTTGAATAAATGATTTCATATCAGAAACATCGCGAGCTTCTTGTTTTCGAATGTAGTGGGCTTCATCATTCCCGATCCATGCAGAACGTTCAGCTAAAGTTTTTATATTATCGGCAGAAATGTAGTTTTTAATGCATTGTACCAATGGTTTAGATTTAATTGATTCAGCTTCATCTGGATACTCATGGATAGCATAATCCTTGATAAGGAATTCCAGAGCTTTTCGATATCCAAGACCTGCAATTTCATCGAGACCAGAAGATTCGGCGGCAAGAGCTTGATTATATATTTTATCAAATTGAGGTGACAGCTCAGATATCTTATTATCGAAATCCTGTTTGACAAAACGATTTGGTTCAGAACCAATATAGTTAATTTCGCATGAGTTGCCACTTCCATCAGCAGATACTTCATAAGTACTTATAAATGGAGCATGGCATCCAGTGCAGTAATTCAAAACACATGCGTGTTGGACACAATATCCGACATCATAAGCAAAAGCATATAAAGGGAATGGTGAGATATTTGCTTTGCAAACGGGACAAACATTTGTAGGCTTATATGCTAAAGAAGAGATGTATTCGGACGAAAATTTATTACTTTCAATTTTAATATTGGACATATTAATCATTCCTTTCATAATTTGATAGGAAAATTATATCAAAGAAAATATTTAGAGACAAGTGTGGAGGTAACAGCATGAAATTAACTTACAAAGAATTGGCTTTATTAAACAGAATGATAAGCGTTGCATTAATGAGCGGTAAAGTTGAGTTCGATGAAGTTTCGGAATCAGTTCACAAGAAAGTTACTAATGAAATTGTAAGAAGGAATGAAAAGCAGTTCATTACTTCGGAGTAAGCATTGAGTATTTCTTAGAGTAGGAGGTGATAAGCGTGAGCGAAATCATACAAGCACCGGCAATCGCAAAAATAGTAGGGTGCGACAAAAATAAAGTTCGTTACAATATGAAAAATGGTTTTTGGGAATTTGGTCGAGTTATTAAAACCAGACCGAAGAAGCACAGATACGAAGCTACAATAACCGAAGTGGCAAGATATATCGAGATTAGCAGAGAAGAGGCAATTCGTAGGCTTGAAGGGAGGTGAGAAAGAACTGTGACATACAAAGAATACCAGCGTTACAAACGCAATAAAAACAGGGCGAAGAAAAGGAGAAAGAAGCATGAACGTAGATAGAGCAGTAAGACGTTTATTTGTGGCATCAGATAAGGGCTGTACGATACCGTATAGTGCCGAGGAAAGTGTGTTGAGGGAACTCAAGAAAGAACTGATTAAGATTTTGGAGGAAGATGGAATTGAACCGGAACAGAAGAAAAGCACTCCCTGATTGGGAGAAAAGAAGAATCCGAAACAGACATAAGAAATATCTGCGTAAGGAAAAGAGAACAGCTTGCGTAATGGCTCTTTTGGTACTGGCGATAATTGTCGTCGGGATTGTAGGGCAGATAATTTTGATAGGAGGTGTGTAGCTATGGAAGAAATCAAGGTGATGCAGTTCGGACGCTCGGATGTGTTAAGACAGAGAAGATTGAAGAATCAGTTGGCAGTAAAAGAGTTTCGTGACGAGTTGTTGTTCCGCAGAATTATGACAGGCGGTGTGATGGTAATACTCACAATGCTAGGGTTTTTAGCTGGAGAAATTACAGCAGCATCAATTTTACTATAAGAAAGAGCACCCACATGAGCCGGCAAGCTCGGGTACTCGGATAATAAACCAATTAAATTGTAGAGGATTTTGGAGGGAAAGTCAATTGATTAAAGCAGAATACAAAAAAAATGAAGCAATGGAGTTAAAGATATCCGGTGACTTGGAGACTATTTGGTGTGAAACACTCGAGATTTTGAGAAATTTTCACGCATCAATTTCTAGAACAACGAGTAAGGCGGAGGCAGATTCATTTATTGATTCTTTAGCATTTTTAAGTAAGTTATCAAGTGGGGAATTTGAGGGAAACGCTGGAGAGGTACTTTTTGGCAAATTTTTAGCAGAGAAAAATAGTAACAATTAACCATACATATATGAAAGAGAGGAAACAGTAATGAGTTTAGAAGTAACAATCAATGTACCAGGATTAAAAGAATTATCAGAGGCACTTATGCAGCTGGCAGTTGCAATGGGAGGAAAATCTGTACAAATGGACGAGGCAGCTGTCGGACAAGCCGTGCACGAACAGCAGAGTACGGAAGAAGCTCCTTGGGGGAATGCATCCGTTCCACAGCAGAACACAACGGGGGCAGTACCAACTCCTTCAGTACCAGTACAAGCATCAGCACAGTCAATGCAGGCACCTGCAGCAGTACCGACATCTGAACCGACGTATACAAGAGATGATCTGTCTAAGGCAGCCATGCAGCTGATGGACAAGGGGATGCAGGCGCAGCTTATGCAGCTGATCCAAAGCTTTGGAGTAGCATCTTTGATGGAGCTTTCACCGGAACATTATGGGAACTTTGCGACAGGACTTCGCGGAATGGGGGCGCAGATCTAATGAATCATCAGGAGAGAACACATGCGGTCTTAAGTGCATCGGGAGCACATCGATGGCTCCTGTGCACTCCGAGTGCAAGACTGGAAGAACAGTTTCCGGATACCACATCAGACGCGGCCAGAGAAGGAACTCTAGCGCATGAACTGGCCGAGATGAAACTGAGACATTATTTTCAGACAAAAGAGTTTGGAAAACGGAAATATAACGCCGAGGTTAAAAAGCTGAAAACCGAAGAGTTGTGGCAGGATGAAATGGACGGTTATACAGAAATCTATAAGGATTACATTAAAACGCTTGCGCTTTCATTTCCTGCAGAACCTTATTCGGCGATTGAAAAGAGGGTGGATTTTAGTCAGTATGTTCCGGATGGATTTGGAACTGCAGACTGCATCCTGTTAAGTGGTAATACGTTGCACGTAATTGACCTCAAGTATGGAAAAGGGGTGCCAGTCAGCGCAGAAGAAAATCCACAGATGATGTTGTATGCGCTCGGCGCATATCAGGCGTACAGTTTCTTATACGACATTCGGAGCATCCATCTTGTGATCATACAGCCTAGATTAGACAGTATTTCAGAATGGGAATGTCCATTAGGGGAATTACTTGAATTTGCAGAATATGTAAAGGATCGTGCGAAACTGGCAATCAATGGAGCGGGAGAGTTCTGCCCCGGAGAAAAACAGTGTCGGTTCTGCAGGGCAAAAGCACAGTGCAGGGCAAGGGCAGAAGAAAACGTAAAGCTGGCTTTTAATCCGGATAAAGGAAAACTTCCGCCGCTGATCAGTAACGAGGAAATGGGGAAATATCTTTCCACTGGGGAAGATGTGGCCAAATGGCTTTCAGACCTAAAAGAACATGCATTGAAAGAATGCCTCGCGGGAAACGAAGTAGCAGGATGGAAGGCAGTAGAGGGAAGAGGATCCAGAGAATGGACCGATATGGAGGCAGCATTTGAAGTGTTGAAGGAAAAAGGAATTGCAGAAGAAATTCTGTACGAAAAGAAAGCATTGACACTTGCACAGGTAGAAAAGACAATCGGGAAAAAAGATTTCGCGGAGATGGTCGGCGGTATGGTCGTAAAGAATCCGGGCAAGCCGACCCTTGTAAAAGAATCCGATAAACGAGAAGCGATTACAAATAAAATCACAGCCGAAAAGGCATTTCAGGAGGAGCAATAATCATGGAAAATTTAACAAACGTAACAACAGGAAAAGTAAGATTATCATATGTACATGTATTCAAACCATACGCGTATCAGCCGGGACAGGAAGAAAAATTTCAGGTAACCATCTTGGTACCAAAGACAGATATGGATACGATGAACCGGATCAATGCAGCAATTGAAGCTGCCAAGCAGAAAGGGATTTCAGATAAATGGAACGGAGTGTGTACTCCAATCGTCCCGACTCCGGTATACGACGGTGATGGCGTGAGACCATCAGACGGGATGGCTTTTGGTCCGGAGTGTAAAGGACACTGGGTATTCACTGCGAGTGCAAAAGCAGACTATCCACCGGAAGTTGTAGATGCGAATCTAAATCCGATCATCAATCAGTCAGAGATTTACAGTGGTATTTATGCAAGAGTAAATGTGAATTTCTTCCCGTATGCATTCGGAGGAAAGAAAGGAATCGGGTGCGGACTAGGTCCAGTGCAGAAACTTGCAGACGGAGAAGCGCTGGGAGGAAGTGCACCGACAGCTTCACAAGCTTTTGGAGCGCCTGCACCTCAGCAGACTGCAGCGCAAGTAACACAGCAATATCAGCAGACACAATCTACAATAAATCCGATTACCGGATTACCAATGTAGGATATTTAGGGGCGTATGCCCCTTTTTGTAACAGGAGGGACGCAGATGTTAAGGCATTTGAGTATAGACATTGAAACAAAGAGCAGCGTGGATATCGGAAAAGCCGGATTGTACAGATATGCACAGTCAGAAGATTTTGAAGTGTTATTGTTTGCTTATCAGATGGATGATGGAGAAGTTGAGCTTGTGGATTTGGCACAGGGAGAGCAGATCCCGGAAAATGTACAGTTGACGCTGAAAGATGCGACTGTTGTAAAACATGCATACAATGCAGCGTTTGAATGGTATTGCCTGAATCGTGCCGGTTATGAGACACCATTAGAACAGTGGAGATGCACTATGATACATGGACTGTATTGTGGTTACACAGCCGGATTGGATGCGACCGGAAAGGCAATCGGACTTCCGCAGGACAAGCAGAAACTGACAACCGGAAAAGCATTGATCCGGTACTTCTGCGTTCCATGTAAACCGACAAAGAGCAATGGAAATCGGACATGGAATCTCCCGAGACATGCACCGGAGAAATGGGAATTGTTCAAGGAATACTGCAAACAGGACGTGGTAACAGAGCGTGCAATATTAAAACGTCTGAGTTGTTTTCCGGTTCCGGAAGAAGAACAAGAGTTATGGCAGCAGGATATCCGGATGAACGCCTTTGGTGTACGTGTGGATTCGAAATTGATTGAAGGAGCGCTGATGATAGACGGGGTGAGCAGTACAGAGCTGACAGAAGAGGCGATCAATATTACAGGACTGCAAAATCCAAATAGTACAGCACAGTTGAAAGCATGGGTGGAAAAAGAACTTTCAGACAGCTTAGAGATGGATGTGGAACTTCCGGGACTACGAAAAGAAGACGTCTCCATACTTTTGGAAAGAAACGACCTCCCAAAGGAAATAAGGCGTGTTCTCGAAATACGGCAGCAGCTTGGGAAAACATCCATTAAGAAATACGTGGCGATGGAAACGGCCAAGGGTGCAGATGACCGTGTGCGTGGTCTGACACAGTATTATGGGGCGAATCGGACCGGAAGATGGGCGGGACGTCTTGTGCAGTTACAGAATCTCCCAAGAAATTATTTAAAGACGTTAGACTATGCAAGAGAACTTGTTAAGACAAAGAATTATGACGGAATAAGGTTCTTGTATGGAAATGTTCCGGACACCCTTTCCCAGCTGATCAGAACAGCATTTATCCCATCGGAGGGACATAAGTTTGTAGTTGCCGATTTTTCCGCAATTGAGGCGCGTGTGATCGCATGGCTTGCGGGGGAACAGTGGGTAAACGAAGTATTTGCTACTCACGGAAAGATTTATGAAGCAACGGCATCTCAGATGTTTCATGTGCCGATTGAAAAGATTGTAAAAGGAAACCCGGAGTACAGTCTTAGACAGAAAGGAAAGGTTGCGACACTTGCGCTTGGATACCAGGGAGGAACAGCTGCGCTGATCGCGATGGGAGCATTGAACATGGGACTGGCAGAAGAGGAACTTCCGGATATTGTGCAGAGATGGAGAAATGCGAATCCGAGAATCCGAGATTTGTGGTATGCGGTGGAACAGGCAGCGCTTACAACGATGCAGACAGCTCAGCCACAGGGCATCAACGGTTTGATTTTCCGGTATGAGGGGGAACTGATGTATGGACAGAGCTTCCTGACAGTACAATTGCCAAGTGGGCGAAAACTTTTTTATCCGAAACCGTTCTTAAAGGAAAATCAGTTCGGAAAGATGGCAATCCATTATTATACAGTCGGACAGCAGACAAAAAAATGGGAAGTGGCATCTACTTATGGAGGAAAAATGACGGAAAATATCGTGCAGGCAATCGCAAGAGACTGTTTAGCTGAAACCCTCAGAAGGATTGAGCAATTAGGCTTGCAGGTCGTATTCCACGTACATGACGAGGTTATCATTGATGCGCCGATGGAAGTAACGGTGGAACAAATCTGTGACTTGATGGCGGAACCAATCAGCTGGGCACCGGGTTTGCTCTTAAAGGGAGCCGGATTTGAAAGCAGTTATTATATGAAAGACTAGGAGGAAACAGATGGATTACAATAGAAAATTATGGATCAGCACGGCCGGAACCAGAAAGGCAACGTACTGGCCGAAGAATGAAATCATGTGGTCTGATTTTGTGGACCGTCTGAAAAATCCGGTGAGAAGTTCTGAAACAATGGAGGAATATCTGGCGCTGGGGAAAAGCCAGCAGGCGGAATTGAAGGACGTAGGTGGATTCGTAGGCGGCACCTTTATAAATGACAGGAGAAAGAGCTCTTATGTACAAGGAAGGGATATTTTGACTTTGGATATGGATAATATCCCCGCAGGACAGACGGATGAAATATTGAAAAGAGTATCAGGGCTTGGATGTGCGGCTGCAGTCTACAGTACAAGGAAACATACAGGATATGCGCCAAGACTGAGGGTGCTGATCCCGTTAGACAGGACAGCTACCTCTGATGAATATGAGCCGGCAGCAAGAAAAGCAGCAGCGCTGATCGGGATCGAGTTCTGTGATCCAACGACATTTGATGCAAGCCGGCTGATGTACTGGCCAAGCTGCTGTAGTGATGGGGAATATATCTGTAAAAGTTATGATCATCCGTTCTGCAGTCTGGACGGATTGCTTGGGATGTACCAGGACTGGAAGTGCGTGAGCGAGTGGCCGCAGGTACCGGGAAGTGATGCGATCGAGCGCAGAAGACTTGCAAGACAGGAGAATCCGTTAGAGAAAAAAGGAATTATCGGAGCTTTCTGCCGTACGTATACGGTCACGCAGGCAATGGAGAAATTTATCCCTGGCATGTATGAGGCAACGGATATTCCGGGGAGATATACATACACTGGTGGATCCACAACAGGCGGGGCGATCCTGTACGATGACGATCTATTCTTATATTCCCACCATGCAACGGATCCATGCTCCGGACAGCTTGTGAATGCGTTTGACTTGATCAGGCTGCATATGTTCTCCGACAGGGATAAGGAATCAAAGGAGGCAACTCCGGTGAATAAGCTTCCATCTTTCCAAGCAATGTCAAAGCTTGCAAGGGAAGACAAGACAGTATCAGGGCTTGTAGTAAAAGAGAAGTTTGAACAGGCAAAAGAAGTCTCCGGCATGAATCCGGCTGAGGATGAAAATGTGGACTGGGTCTTAAGACTTACAAGAGACGGAAATAACAGGATTGAAAAAACAATCAATAACGTGACCATAATCCTGGAGAATGACCCTTTTTTGAAAGGAAAGATTGTGACAGATGAGTTTGCAAGCTGCGGCATGGTGCGCGGGAGCCTTCCGTGGAATCAGAGAGAAGGAAAGCGGAGATGGGAAGATGTGGACTATGCCGGATATTATCGCTATATGGAGACGTTTTACGGGATTACAGGCAAGGAAAAGCTGGACAACGGTCTTCTGATCGTCAGCAGTCAGAACAAGGTCAATGAGGTGAAGGAATACCTGACAAGTCTCAAATGGGACGGTGTGAAGCGGGTGGATACGCTTCTTTCGGATTATCTTGGGGCTGACGATAACCTCTATACGCGTGCAGTAATACGAAAATCATTGTGCGCCGCAGTGGCAAGGGGAATCTTAGGCGGTGTGAAATATGATTACATGCCGATCTTTGCAGGACCGCAGGGGATTGGAAAGAGTACATTTCTTGCAATTCTTGGAAGAGAGTGGTTTTCTGATTCCCTCACAAGTTTCGAAGGAAAAGAGTCCGCGGAGCTGATACAGGGAACTTGGATCAATGAAGTCGGGGAACTGACGGCGATGACGAAGCAGGAGACCAGTGCGGTCAAACAGTTTCTGAGCAAGACGCATGATATCTATAGGGCGGCTTATGGACGTACAACGAATAAATACCCAAGACGGTGCGTATTCTTCGGTACAAGCAACGACAGCGAGTTTTTAAAGGATTCCACGGGGAACAGAAGGTTCTGGCCGGTGGATGTAGGAGAACATAAAGCAAAGAAATCGGTATGGCAGCATCTCCCTTTGGAAGTGGATCAGATATGGGCAGAAGCCTACGTGTATTGGGCAATGGGGGAAGAATTATTTTTACCGAAAGAGATTGAAAAACTGGCAGAAGAACAGCAGGAAAAACACAGGGAGTCTTTTGCAAAAGAAGGTGTAATAAGGGAATTTTTGGATAGAAAAATCCCAGCAGACTGGAATAGTATGAACCTATTGCAGAGGCGGCAGTACCTCCAGGGAGGGATGCAGACAGCAGAAAAACAGGTTCTGGTAGACCGGGAAAAGGTATGTGCTGCAGAGATTTGGCAGGAATGTTTTGGAAGTGATATCAAGTACATGGGAAAAAGAGACAGTATGGAGATCAATAATATTTTATCTGGAATACCAGGATGGAAAAGGAACCGGTCTTCGCAGAGATATGGCTTTTACGGAACTCAAAGAGGGTTTGAAAGGGTGTCAACAATGTAGAATGACACCTGTATACAAAGCCTGAAATCGTCAACAGAGGGATAAAAAATGCAAAAAATTAGAAAAATCATGAGTTTGTTCACATGTTAACAGGATTGTTGCAAAGCTGTTGACACGAAAAACCGCAGAAATACAACATTTATAAATATATGTCAACAATGTCAACAAACTTTTTATAAAAAATAAAAATATAAAAATAAAGAGTACACGTACGCTATATGTATTACCTAACGCGCCTAATAGAGAGTACACATACGCGTGCGAGGTTGTAGATGTTGCAGGAGGTGTGAAAATGTTAGAGAAAGAGATTGAGAAAATATTGGTGACAGAAGTGAAGAAGTTGGGAGGTAAGGCATATAAGTTTGTCAGTCCCGGTAACAGCGGGGTACCGGACCGGATTGTAATATTCCCGAAAAAACCCCCGGTGTTTGTGGAATTGAAAACGGACACAGGCGTGCTTACGAACCTGCAGACTGTACAGGTGAAAAGGCTGAGAGAACTTGGCCAAACGGTGGAAGTAGTAAAGGGGATAGCCGGATTGATCAAATTTTTCGGGAAATACGGATATCCGCAAGTGAGCATTCTACTTTCCGGAAAATACAAAGGGGTGAAAACAGATGGAGTTTAAACCACACGGCTATCAGAAACACTGTATTGAAAAGATCATCGAGATAAAAAAAATCGGGTTATTTCTCGATATGGGACTGGGAAAAACGATCACAACATTAACGGCCGTGAAGGAATTGAAATATAACCGGTTTGAAGTACGGAAAGTGCTTGTGATCGCACCGAAGAAAGTGGCCGAAGGAACATGGACCAAGGAAAAAGATAAATGGGAGCACACGAAGATGCTGAGGGTATCTCAGGTACTTGGAAGTCAGACAAAACGCATCCGTGCACTGAACACACCGGCGGACATCTACATCACCAACAGGGAGAACGTAGTGTGGTTAGTGGATTATTACCGGAACAGCTGGCCGTTTGACATGGTGGTGATCGATGAATCCAGCAGTTTTAAGAGCCATAAAGCAAAACGGTTTAAAGCACTTGCGGGTGTGGGAACAAGGATCAACCGTCTTGTAGAGCTTACGGGAACTCCATCCCCAAACGGACTTGATGACCTGTGGGCACAGATCTATCTGTTAGACGGAGGTGAACGACTCGGAAAAAGATATACACAGTTCCGGGAACGGTATTTTGATCCGGGAGAACGTGGGAACAATGTGGTATATAACTACAAGGCAAAGCAGGGGAGCGAGGAAAGCATCCTGAAAATCATTTCCGACATCTGCATCAGCATGAAGGCAGAGGATTATCTGCAGCTTCCGGATGTGACGTACCATCCTGTAACCGTTACCTTGGATACAAAAGCAAGAAAGGCATATCAGGAACTGGAGAGAAAAATGGTGCTGGCACTTCCGGAGGATGAAGAAGAAATCAGTGTGACAAGTGCAGCGGCGTTGAGCAATAAACTTCTGCAACTTGGGAACGGTGCGATTTATGACGAGGATCGAAACGTGCATGAAATCCATAACTGCAAGATTGAGGCATTCATGGAACTGGTGGAATCTCTTCAGGGGAAACCAGCATTAGTGTTTTATAATTTCCAGCATGATAAGGAGCGGATCTTAAAGGCGCTTGCAAAGACAGGGTTACGCGTAAGAGAGTTAAAGACCACACAGGATGAGGATGACTGGAACAATCGTGAAATTGATATCCTTCTGACGCACCCGGCAAGCAGTGCCTATGGTTTGAACCTACAGCATGGAGGAAACCATGTAATCTGGTTTGGTCTTACCTGGAATTACGAACTGTACACCCAGGCAAATAAAAGGCTGCACAGGCAGGGGCAAACGGAGAAGGTAATCATTCACCAGTTGGTATGTGACGGCACAAGAGACGAAGACGTAGTACAGGCGCTGGAACGAAAAGATGATGTGCAGAATTACGTGATGCAGAGTTTGAAAGCAAGGATAAAACGGATCAAGGAGGAATCAGGAAAATGAACAAATACGAAACAAAGATGGACAAGATAACAACGGAATTTGCAGAGCATATCTGTGACAATCTGTGCCGATATCCGTACATGGCAGATGGAAAGTCTTTAGAAATTATATGTTCAGAATGTAAAATTGGGAAGTTTATCTGCGATATCTTGAATGAATACAATCGGATTAATGATTTTGATAAGACGCAGACTGCAAAGCTGCTAAAGCAGGTGCAGGAGCTGAAGGAACGGGATACGGCGAAGAAACCGATTATCATCGGGGTGAATGGAGCAATTGGATGCAGAGTGGGGGGAATGTCCAAAATGTGGAGGAATACTTAGAAGTTATATGAGGTTTTGCGACGAGTGCGGACAGAGGTTAGATTGGAGTGAGTAATATGCAGACAGTAGTCGGAAATATTTTTGATAATCCGGAGCTGTTGGAGGTGGAACATGAAAACATATAGATGCAAGAAATCATTTTGTGTAGATAACTACGATGCGGATGGATTCTTGATCGAAAATAGTTCTACCGTGATTGAATCTGGAAAAATTTATGAATTGGACGAAAACAGCAACACGATAGTCGGTGGAGAAATTCATCTTGACTCTATTGATGATGGTTCGTGGTTGGAGATTACAAAAGCACACTTAGAAGAATATTTTGAGCTGTTGGAGGTGGCGTGATGGTTGATTTAAAATTTCAGAAAAAACAATTTGTGAATCATATAGCAAAATTCACAGATTATGGAAATATAAAAATTGTGGACTTTGGAAGACCTGACAGCAACGAATACAGAATCAGATTTCTTTTTGAAGAAGATTATTGTAGATTACATATTTCCGGTGATTTAGGAGAATTGATTGCATCGAATTATAACAACATGACTTTCGAAGGATTTTCGGACTTTGTAAATGATGTGGGTTATTTCCGAGAAAAAATTGATTGTCACAATCGTAAAATATACACATATAATTCCGAAGATGCGGAAAGAGACCTAAAAGAATTGTTGGAAGAATGGGATATGATGGAAGAGATTCTCCAACACGATAGATGCGATTTTGAGACAGATGAAGACAAATTAGAAGAATTTTACGAAGATGTGCTGGAAGATTTTTCAGAGGATACAGGCGTTGGTTCAAAAGGATATGATGCACTGTCAGAACATTTCAGCGATGTATGGGAATTTGTTAGAGATATCGGGAAAAGATCAACAGGAATTTTGGATGTGTATATGTTGGCTTTTAAATTAGCTGCGGAACAGCTAAAAGAGAAAGGTGAGGTTTGATGAACGTACTAGAGAAGATTTTGGAAGAGATAAAAGAAGTCGAGAAAAAGTTTGTAGTTGGACATGAAGTGTTATTTGCTTTAGGTGCTACTGGAATAGCAACTGAAATTGAAGAAATCATCCGTTCGCACATGAACGATGAAGACAATAACGGTTGGATTCCAGTAGAGGACGGATTGCCGGAAGAAGGAGAAGAAGTGGAAGTAACTATCGAGGAGATGGCTGATAGTGCTGGTGGAATGAGATATTATACAAAAACAGCATGGGTGCAGGAGGAGCGTTGGGTTATAAAACGCAATCCTTGCAATCCGAGAGTAATAGCCTGGCGTTCACTTCCGGAACCATACAAGCCTAAGAAACTACAAACAGAGGAGAAGTCGGTACAATGACCGGCTAATTATGAAAAAGAAAATCTATATAAAAACTAAATGTCTTTGTTTGATTATTACTATACACAGGATTTGTGATAATCCTGTGATGAAAAGATAGAAAGAATGTGAACGAAGTTTTAAAGATTTGTGAAAGAGGAGTAGGAGGAGTGAAAAGGTGGACAACCTGGAAAACATTGTAAATAAAATGCAAAGCGACGCAGAAATGAAATACACAAGAACAGTAGAAAAAGAAAGAGCATACTGTGATGGATACAAACAGGGTATTGAAGATTTGTATGCATATATACGACGGAGCAAAGCGTTTAAAGAGGGCAGCGGAGCACGGTCTTAAGTGCCGTTGCCCCGACCTCACAGTATTATAGGCTCCTCTACTATATATACACGCGAACTTGAAAAATCTAACGCTATTTTTAAAAAAATATAAAATTTGAAGGGAAGTGATAATTTGAGCTATGGAAGAACACGGAAGCAAGCAAAGCTGGACGAAGAAAATACCTTTGATGATATTATAAAGCGGGGACCGTCAGAAAGTGCAAAACGTCAGATGCAGCACGAAGCATATCAAAGCATCGAGGTAATGGACTATATCAGAAAAATACATAAGGGAGGTGGTGCCGGTGGAAATGACAAAAGAGCGATTAGCATCGTACAGGAGCAATCGCCAGGAAATAAGAGAACTGGACTGGATGCTGAATAATCGTTGGGAGAGCGACAGTATGATAGGGAATGATGTTGTCTTCGATTACAGTAAAGGCTATCCGATGCCACAATCAGTCGTAGGGTTTGATCAGAAAAAGTATGAAAGACTGCAGAACCGGGATTTGCGTAGAAAAACGTATCTCGAAAAGGAAAATGAGGAGATAGAGGATTTTATAAGCAGAATCACAGATAGCTTAACAAGAAGAATATTCTTCCATTATTACATAAATGGGGACAAACCAGTTAATCAGAGCATGATATCAAAAAAAGTTCATATAGACAGAAGCAGAATAAGCAGAAGAATAGATGAATATTTGAAAAACGCACAAAAAGCACAGAAAGCACATGTATAATAACAATAGAGCCAATAGGCGAACAGCAATCGGATCGGAGAATCGGTTGGTTTCTCCTGACAAAATTCTTCTTATACGTATCTGGAAAAGCACCATATAGAAATATAGGGTGCTTTTTGTTGAAAAATGTAAAAAGTTGACGTATACTTCCCATGTAAATAATTTAGAAAATGGAAGTAAAGGAGAATAAAATGAAAAGCAAGAAGAAAAAATGTAACAACTCATTAAAAGAGCAAGAAAAAAATGAAGTTCCTAAATATGATAAGGCAAAGTGGAAAAACATAATTGATACGACACAAAGTAATTATGCAAATATGATAAAGCGATTAGA